ACCGCTTTAGATTGGCAAGAAGTATCAGATAGACTAAAGACTGATTTACACCGCATGGGTTACAATCCAGACTTGAAAAAGATGTATGATAATATCCAAGTTATGGTAACCGAATTGAGCAAACTTGAGGTAAACGGGCGCAGACTGCGTACTACAAACTTCACCCAAACTCATGTTGATGCTATCAACAAAGCAATAGACCACTTAGAAAAATTAATTCTTATGGGTTTGCTAATGAAATAACCACAGGCCACTCTGAGGCCACAGGTTGACATTAAATGGTTTTGGGTCTATAATAGAGGCTTAGACAGTCAACAAACGGAGTTAAATATGAAAGCATTGCAAGCATACATCGACCAAAAGAACAAATGGAACAAGTTGTTTAAAGGCCCTCAGTATGAGATACAGACTGCTAAAGGTCGTCAGGTAGTGGCTGCTTGTCTGGACAGCGACCTCAGCCCTGAGAACCTCTCCTGTGACGGTGAATTGCCCCGTAGTCAGGTTCAGGCCAAGTATCGTCAATTGTCGCAGGCTGCAAAAGAACTACAAAAGTTAGATCCTAGCGTCAAATTCTACGAATTTGCGTAAGGCCTAGGCTTGACATTAAATGGTTTTGGGTCTATAATAGAGGCTTAGACAGTCAACAAACGGAGTAGATTATGAAAGCAAAAATTCTCATTACTTCCCTTGAGAACATGCGATTGTTTCAAGGTAAGTTGCCTACTAAGCGTTGGGGTTTTTGTGAAATTATCCGTAAAGTGACGATTGAACCCTGCCCTCACGGTATCTATGATAACGGCAACTATGGCTACATCATGGTCAATGACAAAAAAGTCCGTGTAGTCAACGGTTCCAGTAGCGAAATGTTGTTTGAAATCTGTGCGTAAACGGTTGACATTAAATGGTTTTGGGTATATAATAGAGTCTTAATCAGTTAGTTAAAGGAATTAGTAAATGTCTTATTATGTTATCGCCCGTGCTACTGGTCTTATCGTTACTGATGGTTCTAATCACACCCGTATGTACAAAACTTTTGCGGCAGCCCGTGCTACTCGCACCCGTCTCTGCAACAAGTCAGGTTGGAGTGCTGGTGAACTGAGTATCGTAAACACCCAGCATTACAAACCTAGCATGGTAACTCGCAAGAACCTCATGAGCGGTATCGAATATCAGGAAGATGTTAACACTCCCCTGTGCTGTTCCCCTGCTAGCGAAACTTTCTGGAGCATGTAATGAAAACGGAAAAGTTTAAATTTACACCGCTTGATGTGGTTATGACAAAATATAAGACACTTTGCGTGGTAAATGAGGTTAGTGTCAAAGGTGATGTTAGTCTTGTATTGCCAGAAAATTCTACACAAAAGTATGCATGGTATGAACCTAGCGAATTAACATACATTGGTAAATTGTCGGAATTGATTAAGTAATAAATTCCTCTAGGAAATAAATATATGATTATGATGGAAATCAAAGTTGAAGGTAGTCGCCGTAATAAAAAATTCGTTGAGGCACTACTTCCTTCAATGATTACCCAACTAGGGCTTGAGCGTTGCCGCAAAGCATTACTTATCCGTGTGTATGATGAATGCGAAGGTGACAATACAGGCTTGACACTTGACCTATCACAGTTTACCGGTGCATATCTTGTAATCATCAAGCCGCACCGAAGTCTCTACCAGATTGGTCTCACCCTAGCGCATGAATTGGTCCATGTAAAACAGTTTGCAAAAGGTACACTGAAACAAGGTAAAAGTGGTCATACATGGGCAGGTAAAAAGTACAGTAAGAAAACACCTTACTTGGATCAACCGTGGGAGATTGAAGCCTTCAGTCGCCAAGAGTTGATTCTACGCCGTGCGTTTGAGGAATAATGTTTACCCAAAATATTCAAATGTAATTGACAGTAAATAAGTTTTCGTATATAATAGAATTTCTTTTTAAGCAAGCCACTAACATATAGGAGTTAATAATGGCATCAGTAGTCTCTGACAATCTCACAGTAACATCAGTACAAGCCCGCAAGGCTATTCTGAAAGCATTCAAAGCAAAGCGTCCCTTGTTTCTCTGGGGCCCTCCCGGTATCGGTAAATCAGAAGTTGTAGCAGACATTACTGCTGAACTTGGCGGTCATATGATTGACTTGCGTATGGCACAAATGGAGCCTACTGATATTCGCGGTATCCCATTCTTCAATAAAGATATTAACAAGATGGATTGGGCTGCTCCAGTAGACTTGCCTGACGAGGACCTTGCATCACAATATCCTATCGTTGTTCTTTTCCTAGATGAAATGAATAGTGCAAGTCCCGCAGTACAGGCTGCTGGCTATCAACTAATTCTTAATCGCCGTGTTGGTAAGTACAAACTGCCTGACAATGTTGTTATCGTAGCAGCAGGTAATCGTGACTCTGACAAAGGTGTTACTTATCGTATGCCGATGCCCCTTGCTAATCGTTTCTTGCATTTGGAAATGCGCCCTGACTTTACTTCATGGCAAACATGGGCAGTGAACAAAGGCATTCACAAGGATGTAGTTGGTTACTTGAGTTTTGCAAAACAAGACATTTACGATTTCAATAGCAAATCGTCAAGCCGTGCATTCGCTACCCCACGTAGCTGGTGCTTTGTGTCTGACTTGTTGGATGACGAGGCAGATACTGACTCTGATACACTGTTCAATCTGATTGCAGGTAGTGTTGGTGAAGGTCTTGCTGTTAAGTTTTCTGCACACCGCAAGATTTCTGGCAAGTTGCCTGAGCCTAGCGATATCTTGTCAGGTAAAGTTACTGACTTGAATGTTAAGGAAATCTCTGCAATGTATTCACTAACAATTTCATTGTGCTATGAATTGCGTGATGCATTGGAACATCAGAAAGTGACTACTAAAAAGTTCCACGAAATGTCTGACAATTTCTTGTCTTACATGATGAAGAACTTTGAGACTGAATTGGTTGTGATGGGTGCTAAGATTGCACTTAAGACTTACAAGTTGCCGATTGAGCCTAGTCAACTAAAACACTTTGATGACTTTCACAAAAAGTACGGCAAGTACATTGTAGACGCAGGTAACTAAAGTTTATGGGTGAGAATGGTGTGAACATTCTCACTCTTTTACTTGCTATAAAATAAATTGTATGCTATAATACAGCATATTTGATAAAGGATTGTATATGAGTAGCGTAATTGCCCCAACAAAAAAGAAAAAGCGTAGCGACAAGTTTGATAAACTTGTTGGACCTACTGACCCTAAGATTGATGCACAAGCCCGTGAGCGATTGATTTCTGCCCGTGTGGGTTTGCTATTGCGTCACTCATTCTTTGGCAATCTCGCTACACGCCTCAAATTAACTAATGCTGACGAGTGGTGTTCTACTGCGGCTACTGATGGTCAAAAATTCTATTACAATAGCCGTTTCATTATGCTATTGAAACCCAAAGAAGTTGAGTTTCTTGTTGGACATGAAGTTTTGCATGTAGTGTATGATCACATGGGTCGTATCGGTAATCGTGACCCGCAGATGTTTAACATCGCCAATGACTATGCAGTTAATGCAGACTTGAAACGACATGGTGTTGGTACATTTATTACAAGTGTCCCGTGCTTGTACGAACGCAAGTATGATGGCAAGCCCAGTGAGGAAATCTATGATGACTTAATGAAAAATGTCAAGCATATTGATATTGATAGTTTGCTGGACCAAATGATTGACGATCACCTTGAAGATGAAGGTGAGGGAGATAATGATGGAGATGGCGACAAAGAAAGCAAAGGCAAAGGTCGTCCTAAAATGTCTCCCGAAGAGCGTGAGCGTTTGCGTCAAGAAATGAAACAAGCAATCATCAGCGCCGCAAGTACTTGCGAGGCAGGTCAGTTGCCAGCAGGTGTCGAGCGACTAATCAAACAACATACTGACCCAGTTATGCCTTGGCGTGAACTGATTCAGACTAATTTGATTAGTGCTATCCGTGCAGATTATTCTTGGATGCGCCCTTCTCGCAGAGGTTGGCATATGGATGCTATCATGCCCGGCATGACTCCCGGAGAGGAAATTGATGTTGTTGTTTCACTTGATATGAGTGGTAGTATCAGCAACAGTCAAGCACAAGCATTCTTGGGTGAGATTGCAGGTATGATGGATGCGTTTGATGGATACAAGGTCCATGTATTCTGCTTTGATACTAGCACTTACAATCCGCAAGACTTTGATAGTGATAGTATGGATACTATTGATGAGTACGAACCGCAAGGTGGTGGTGGTACTGATTTTGATTGTATCTTTGAATACTTGAAAGAAAATGCAATTGAGCCTAAGCGACTAATTGTATTCACGGATGGATACCCGTGCGGCAGTTGGGGTGACCCTGAATATTGTGATACTACTTGGATCATTCATGGTGACAAAAATCCGAATCCCCCATTCGGTACGTTTGCACTATATGATGATAAATCAGATTGAAGAATATGTAGTATACGAAAGCCCCGATGGTGGTAAGACGATCTACTCACGCAAGAGTGGATCGTCTGACCGCACTTTGATAAAAGAAGATCCAGAGAGAAAATTTACTAACCAATGGTTCACTTGGAAAGAAATATTAAAGTTAGCCCAGACAGAACCCAGTTTACGTGATGCAATTGAACAGGCAGAAATAGTGTATGCACTCATCAAAAAAGAATCCGACTGACCTCTATATAGTTAAAGAAAATACATCATTGCTTAGTCAAATTCGTGAAGACCAATTGTGGGGCAACATTCGCAGAGCAGCCGAAACAAACAAAACATTAGCAGATATTTTAAATCAGGCAAAGATGGTATATGCGCTTATCAAAAAAGAAAACAACTAGGTTTGTGGCAATGTGGGACATTACTGGGCTTGAAGCCTTAATCAATGTTACTCAAATTGAAAAAGAACATGAGCAATGGGAAAAAGAAAACATCTTTCGTATTCTCAAGGATCAAGATAAAACACTTAAGCCAGCACATGTCCCATTAGATATGATGATAATGAGGGCTAGAGTAAATAGTCAGCGGTGTTATGAAATCTATGCCTTTAATTCAGAGTTATCCGAAGAAGATATTAGAGAAACATTTGAAACTAGTCCACAAGTAATAGCTGATGCTATTCGTAATGTAGGACATAAATTTTATAGCGATAGAGCAAATAAGAAACAGCAGGTGATTGTATGATGTATGTTGGTACAAGTTTAGGTAGGTGCTTGCGTAGTATGCTAATGGACGAAGTGTCCGAAGCCGATGTACTGTTGATTATCACACGCACTAAAGCTAAGGACCTTGAGTCTTTTATTAATGTGGTAAAAGAATACTATGAAGATAGTAATTATTCTTCACGCCGTCCGGAAGATTATGATCTTGCAGTCAAGCCATGGAATGAAGTAGAAGAACTTGCAACATTGTTATATAAAGAAGGTAAGATTCATCAGCCAAGAAACTTTGCAGTTTTGGGTGGTCAATTCATTCACCCAGACTTGAGCAAAGATATTTGGATAGAGGTCTCTCCAAAAAGTCGCAACACTACGCCTGCGGTTGTTCAAGCATACGAGCATTATAGACTGCTTGATTCACTGACCAAAGATCACTCATAAAAATATTTCACTGAGTATAACAGATATTAAATATCTATGTACTCAAGGAGAATAATTTATGAGTTTTTTAAAACATGTCGGTAAACACGGTGATCGTAAGGTTGCTATCATCTTTCGTGAGATTCCAGGTGAACCTCATATGTGTCTTGTAACATACACAGAGACATTAAATCAGCATATACACGATCCATTGATCCGTTGCATTGAAAGTGATATTGGGCAACATAGTGAATCATTATCAGATGCTTTAAACCGCACCTTGGGTTTAGATGGTCGTCCTATACTGCAAGTATTGCACCGTGAAGGTTTACTAAAGAAAGTTAATACAGAGAATATCGTTGTCACACCAAATCCTCAAACTAAAATCAAATTGAATGAACTCAATAAAATTTTGACTGAGATGAAACAGGGAGAAGATGCAGTTAGACGCATGGCTGACATTGACCAAAGCAGAGGAATGCAAACACCCGCAGAGGTGGCACGTAGACAGCGTGAAAATAAAACCCGTGACGCTAAGGTTCCACAAACAGAACCATTGATAGCAAGTAGCAATGATGCATTAGGTGACAATGCAATTGCAAATAGTCTAAGACAACAAGCGGCAAAGATGGCTGCTGAGGCTAAAGGATTGATGGCTGAAAGTCAAAACCTATTAAAGCAAGCAGCAGAAATGGATCCTCCTGTAATGGAGAAGAAACCACGTGCAAGTAAGAAAGCAGTTGTAGTTGAAGCACCAGTTGCTACACCTGCACCTAAAGCAAAGAAAACAAGAGCAAAAGTTAGTGCATAATGAGTCCAGAATTCATCGAAAAGTGGGAACATATCCTTGAAGATGTTGAGAAAAATAAAATACCCGTTCAATTTATTAAGAAGTTAATAATTAAACTAGAAGGTAAAAGACAACAGACATTAAACATTGAAAAATTTTTAAGTCAAGGATTAGACCCAGACCAGATAGAAGAAGTTGTAAGTAGAAAACTACAAGAGTTAGATGATTCAGTGGTTGGGGTAGAGTTTCTGCTTAATGTACAAAATATTGCAGATGCTGTTCAACCTGAAACAGATAAGATACTAGGTAACCTATGAAACAATATTTAGAATTATTACAAGATATTCTAACTAACGGAGAAACAAAAGATGATAGAACTGGCACTGGGACTATTAGTATGTTTGGACATCACCTTCGCTTTGATTTGCGTAGGGGTTTTCCAGCCGTCACTACTAAAAAACTTGCTTGGAAAGCGTGTGTAGGTGAACTACTTTGGTTCATCGAAGGAAGCGGAGATGAACGCAGATTAGCAGAAATTACACATGGTGGTACAGGTGCAGTCACTATTTGGACACCGAATGCCTACTCTCCTTACTGGAAAGATAAAGCAAAGTTTCAAGGTGACTTAGGTCGTGTATATGGAGTACAATGGAGACATTGGCTTACTCCCGTATCACATAAAACTGAAGTCTTTAAAGATGACTTTGGCAATCACTATAACCGCCAAGGTAGTGTACATCATAAAGAAGTAGACCAATTAACTAATCTAATAGAAGGTATTAAGAAAGACCCTAACGGTCGTAGACATATACTCACAGCATGGAACCCGGGTGAGTTAGACCAAATGGCATTGCCACCATGTCATGTTATGTGCCAATTCTATGTCAACAAGAATAAAGAATTATCTTGCCATATGTACCAGCGTAGTGTGGATGTGTTTCTTGGTTTACCTTTTAACATTAGTAGCTATGCGTTACTCACTCATTTGATAGCACAAGTATGTAATTTAGGTGTAGGTGAATTAGTCATCAGTACTGGCGACACACATATCTATACCAATCATGTTGAACAAGTTAAAGAGCAGTTGAGCCGTGAACCATTATCATTACCAGTATTGAAACTCAATAAGGATATAAAAACTATTGAAGAATTCACGATGGGTGATATTGAGTTAGTTGATTACAAATGCCATACTGCTATCAAAGCGGATATGGCAGTATGAATATAGTAGAGTGCATCGTACATACAATAAAAATGGGAGACGTAGAGGATCCCGATTTGTATATAGCATTTCCATTATGGGAATGGCAACAATCAGAAGCAGGTAGCTGGGTCATGGATAATGCAGTAGATGTTCCAATTTGGAATAGAACTTCTGACCAATTCAATTATGGACATGTATATACCATAACAGCAAAACTTAAAGCTATCGACCACACTTATTTTAAATTGAAATTCCAATGTATATATTAGTAACAGGCGGTCTGGTAAGATAAATAAAGTAACAAGGAAATTGTTATGACTATTTACACATTGTATTTGAAAGAACATGCTATAACAGGATTAAAATATCTAGGGTATACTAAAAATGATATCACGAAGTACAATGGATCTGGAAAATATTGGGTAAGGCACTTAAAAAGTCATGGCTCAAAACATACAACTAAGATACTTTTACAGACACCGGACAAAGAAGAAATAAAACGAATGGGAAGATATTATAGCAATCTATGGGATGTTGTTAATGCGAAGGATGACAATGGAAACAAGATATGGGCAAATTTAAGAATTGAAGAAGGTGATGGCGGTGCAGGGTATATCT